CTGATGATTTTGAAAGATATTTCTTACTTCCCCTAACAAAGAGTTATAAAGCCTATTCCTCTAGTGGGGAGTTTTTAGATTATATTAGTGGAACCTTTCTTCCAACAATCCCTGTTGATGTAGGGGTTCAAAACTTAGCCACTCTTACAGCATGCGCATACGCAAATGATTCTTCTGGTACTTATAAGTTTTTAGCTGATAATTTAGGGTGGTTGTTCTTTTTAAATAGAGAAGGTCCTACTAACGGTTTTGATCCCTCCAACGCAGTAGCTGAATTAATCACTACTAATCTATGGAAAGGAAGATCTATTGTTCTAGAAGATACCATAAACATTTATCAAGAATACTTATGGAGAAATAAGCAATGGTGGGGGATTGACGATATTGTTCCTACTTCTTATTTGTCTTCTGTCGAGATGAGTGCTGGTACATGGACTAGCGGTACGCAGTTATTAGACAACCTTAAAACTTTAAATAGTATTATTTATTCTCCACACTACCTCAACAGCCCAGACCAAAAGGTGGAGGATGCTTTTAATACTTATATTAATACAGAGGCTAAAATAACCGATGTTCAAAATGTAGGACCGTTTACTAGATTTTTGGAAGGTACTTCCTTTAGCTTGGCAGATAGAACAAATGAGGGGAATGAACTTGGGGTTCTTTATGATATAGGAAAATGTCCAGACGAGTTTTTAGAGCTTTTAGGTGAGTTGATTGGTTGGCGTATGATCGGTGCAGATGTTGATAAGTGGAGAGTTCAACTTAGAAATGCGGTCTCTATTTATAAAGCTAAAGGAACTAAGAAGTCTATTCAAATTTTATTAGATCTTCTTTTTGGGACTGATGTATACAATGTTGATGCCCATATCCAAGAGCTTTGGGAGTCTTACTTACCAGACCTTCTTTACTATTCTTTAGCTACAAGTTCTGCTGCATTTAAAAACTTTAAAACTTATACTCCAGAAGTTGCCCAACAGTTAGGAATTCTAGACTATTCTTCTAGTAGTATGGATGTTAATGTAAAGTACGCTGTTGATACTATTCTCTTTAATCTCGTTAGGGAATTCCCAGATCAGTTTATGTTGGGAGGAAAGCCTTTTCCAACTTTAGCTTTTGTTTATCCTATTGATGCCCAGAAAATAGATTGGCTTTTAGGACTAGAGCCTGATATAGCTGTGTGGGAAGGTCCTTATCATTATATTGATTATGATGATGGAAGAAGAGTTTATAGAACTGGAGAGGTAGAAACAGAGGATTCTATTACAATAAAGCTTCAATACGATCCTAGGTTTGTTTTCCAGTATAGAGGCAGAGAGTTTTATATTCCTCCATATGAGAAAAGGCAGTACTATACGGACTGTATGGTTAGTAATAAATTAGTTGAAAGGGTGGCTTATTACTTACAGTGTTACGGAGTAGATAAAACATTTACTGCATCAGTTGTAAAATACATCAGAGAATATACCACTGAGACGGTGGATACTACTAGAATTTTAAACGCTTTCCTTATGTTTGGGACTGATCCTACTTATCCTCCCAATTATGATGTAATTATTAAGGAAGCTACCAAGGATAAAACTCCTGATCCTGTTAGTCTTCTTAGTCTGTGGAATGGAAAATCTTCTCACTTCTTGATGATGTTTGATGCTAGTAGTTTTGATTGGGGGTCTCACTTATTAAGTTACAATACCCATTACGGTCTCTCACAGATGCTTAAAATCTTGGATCAAGTGGTCCCTGCTCACGCCATTCCTGAAGTTATTCTATCTCTATCCAGTGTTATAGATGGTATGGATGCGATAGCGGATAATGATTGTAGAGAACTACGACCGAATTTTTATGATCTCTATGAAGGATCTTCTACTGTTACAACTGGATTTGCAGTTAGTGCGGTAGATATGGCTGCTATGGCAACTACTAATGGTCTCCTCCCTAATCGCTTTAAACGAGGTCAAGTGGAGGATACCCATGATTTCTTACTCTCTGGTAATACCTTTCAACCTTTAGATTCAGTTAATAGAAACTCTTTACGAAGAAGAAATTATCATAATCTCTTACCAGAGACTAAGATGTTTACGAGAATAGGAAGAAATAATCCAGGCTCATTAACTCTTTCAAACTCTTATTATACATCAGCTATTGGGTATATCCCTTTAGGGTTTGTACCATCTTCTCAAGACTTTCAACCTGTTAATACAATCCCAAACCGTAATGGTTATGGTATAGGTCGTAGATTATTCAATGTTCATCCTGTTTGGGATATATGTCAAAATCTAACTTCACCAAGCTCTATGTTTGGTTATGATATCAGTAATACTTTTGCATCTAGAGCAAACTTAAACTTACAATCCTCTTCTTGCCAAACTTATGGAAGAAGAGGACAGTTAGATGATATCATGTATGTAATGAATAAAATGCATGATAAAGAAAAGTTTTTACAAGCAAGCTCTATTGTATCTGGGTATTATAATGATGATGGGTACATTAATAGGGATTGGACTGCCAGCAGTTCCTTATTAGCTCCTAACGATTTAAGCTCTTGGTATGCGGAAGGTGCGAGATCTGGTTGGACCATTAGTGTGGTGAAATCTATAGCAAATCAGTTGATTAATAATGAAGGATCCGATGAGAGCCTTTCTTATTATGAACATTTTAAATTTGGACAAATGGTTAATAGGTTGTATAATACTTACAATTCTGTTTATGGTTCTCACCCTATGTCTGATAATTATAGTAGGTTATCTGGAGGTCCTAATATATTCTCCCATACATATAGTCCTTTAATTTATAATGCTAATTTTGATACAGATGGTTCTGCGATAGAAGTAAGCTCTTTCCTCCAAACCAGTTCTCCTTTAAATGAGGTAGATATTTCTTACTATGGAGGGAGTGGTATCCTTAGTATATCAGGGATGTTTGGAGACCATCAGCTTGGGACTTCGGCTGCTTCTGGAGCAGCAGATGTGTATTTAAACAGCCCAGAATTTTATAACAGACATTTAGTAAGTTCTATAGAGTTAGTGGATACCTCTGCTCCTACCGTGTTTAAACAGCACCCAATCTTTTCTATATTTAAGTGGTCTAGATCTCAAGTTAATGAGTTCGATTATAATAAGTATTTAGTAAATAATCCTATTATTAAATACCATAGATCTTCTGATAATAGCCTCTTCCCGAGAGTAAGAGTTAGAATAGATAATAGTGATTCAACTAACAAAGCTAGAAATTTGTTAGAGCCTAATCATAGATATTCAGTTAAACTTACCGCTCATAACAGTGATTTAAATTCTGTAATTATTGGTGGTCAAACTCTAGGGTATACTCTAAGGACGGAGCCTGAAGACGGAAAAGTTTGGATATTTGATCCTAACGGAGTGTATGATGAGTGTGGATTATATTATGATTCCTGGGTACAAATACCTGTATCTGATTTGCACTCTAAGGGTATTAATACCATAAAATCATATGCTCAAACCTTTACCTTTCCTATAAAAGAAGCAGAGCATGCAGAGTTTAATCCTAATGTGGTTTTGAATAATGAAGGGATTCATTGCTATGAAGCGTTATTACCTTCAGTTACTTTAGGAACTAGCCCTCAAACTATTATAAAAATAGGGAAGGATACTAGAGAAGAGTTTGAGTTTAAGTTTAGTACCTATAATAATAAGGGTGCCGTCCCCCCTGATAGGTATAAAGATACTTTTGGAAAAATTCATAGAACTGATCAAAAATATGTTTTAGAATTCTTCACTATGACAGGTGATGATACAAAGTTTATAGTATTTGAAAAGATCTCTATTACGGACTTAACTAATAAAGAGGATTATGCGGTGATTGAAACACAGTATGGAAATATTGAGTTAGATAAAAGTGATTTAAAAGCTGTATTTAGGTTCTTTAAAGATTTACAAACTGGAATTGCTAGTAGAAATGCTACTACTACTTCTGGAGTTATGGAAGCGAGTGGGGGATCGAGATTAAATTACCGATCTAATTATGAAATGTATCCTAATGTGGTATCAACTGGAAATGTGGTTGATGTGTTCGCAGCCGACCAATTAACGGAGGTGGATATTCATGAGGGGTAAGGTAGAGGTTTTTGCTATAGCCCATGACGGGACTTCTGAATTAATTGCTTCAGAAGATAACTTAGTTGTAGATGGAGCAGGAGAAAGTATTGTAGATATGCTTACTGTCCCCTCTAGTACTTTAGGTATTGAGCCTAGAGTTATGGATACTTCTAACTGGCGTATAAATGCTATTAGCTTTGGTACTTCTAATAAGAACTTAGGTAATAATCCAGTATATGCAGAAACTTGCTGTACTGATATAGCTCCTCCTCTTGTTGGAGCAACTGCGTATTATGTAACTTCTGATGCTATTAATGATCCAACTTCTTGGGTTAATCCTGATAGAACTGTATCGGGTAATCAGGTAATTAGATCTTTATGGGTGTCAGCCAGTATTCCAGGAAGTGATGATACTTCTTATGAACCTCCTATTTATCTACCTTCTTATCCAGATCCTTTAGATACAAGATTAGAGCCAGGAAATAGTGCTTATGTTAATGTAAGTGCTGACGGGGCTGTTTCTTTTGGGCAGTTTGAAAATAGATTAGCATGGAATGTATCTGGAGAAAACGCTGCTTCTGGTTATGTGGTAGGGGCATATTGCCCAGGGTTTAACGCAGGAAATGAGTACGCGCAGAACGAAGTGGATATTATTGTAGCTGCGGTATCTTCACTAGAAGGGGATTTTAGAAATGAACCTGGGCTTAATGTAGTTTGTAGTGAGGGGGGGATTGGAAGTACAAGAAGTTATAATGGGATGAGCAGCATGAACTACGATGGGCAAGGAAATGTAGATGCCAGGGGGTTTATTAGGTGTCCTACTTATGCCGAGGCTGAAGCTCTTTATAGTACTTGGCCTGGGGACCCTACTAAATGGACTGGAACAGCTTGGTTATCTGGGGTGGGTGAGTTAAGGAATCCGATTGATTTTGTTACTGACCCTAGAATTCAAATGACTACTAAACTACATTATGATGATTTAAACATGTTTAATATGTTTGGAGGATTACATCATATTGGGTTGTGGACTACTAATGTTAAAGAATCCATGAAAAACTCTTCTCCTCCTTGGGAGTGGCAACCTACTACAACTTTGGGAGATAATGATCGTGAATATAGATTATTCGCAAAAAAAACTTTTACTGAGAATTTAACTAGTAGAAAAGATTTTTCGACAGTCCAAGGTATACAATCTGAAAATTATTTAACGATTAGATGGACTATTGATTTGAGGTCTAAACATGATTAGTGGTCATATTACAGTTTGTAAAATATTTAAAGACGGAACTAAAGAGGTAGTTTTAGATAGAGAAAATTTAATTACCGCAGGTTTAGGGTCTTCTTTAGCGGATCTTTTGGAAGGGAAAGGGTCTGACGTTATTAAAGATTATGCTCCGCGCTACTTTCAAGTAGGAACAAGTACTGTGGATTATGATATAACTGATAGTGCATCGGCTGTATTTTTTAAACTATCTTCTGCTTTTGATTGGGAAGAGTATGGGGAAGATACTGAAATACCTGTTGTTGAACGGTACAGGTGTTTTGTTGCTTCAACAGCAGATTATGGAAGAAACTATTCTGAGTTGTTTTTAACAAGTGCTACTTTCTCTTCTACCATTTACTCAGGTACGGACGATTACTTTGGAAGATTGCAAGCTACCAGAGTAACTAAATGGTATATGGATTCTTTTGAGTCGGAGATTGTTTTAGATGAGAAGAGTGGGAATGGAAAAGATATTACTGAGGTAGGATTATATATAAAAAACCCGAGGGGATTAAGTGAGGATTCTCCTTTATTAATTGCTTATAAAAAATTCAATGCTATTTCTAAAGAGGAAGAGTTTTCTATAATAATTCACTGGTCTATAGGGTTTTTAGGGGTATCTAATTACCCTGATAGGGTGTACACAGGTGGGGGAAATCCAGCGTTAGACCCCAGAGGAAGTAGGTGATAGAAATATGAAAAACGTAGAAACACTTGACCCTAAGGGTCACTTAGAGATTTGGAAAATCTACCCTAATGGAGAGGAGGCTTTAGTATTTGATGAAGATAATACGATCACCTCTGGCATGGGAGTAGGGTTAGGGTTGCTTTATGCAGGATCAGGTGCTACCGATATAACAAATTTTCAAATCAGATACTTTCAATTAGGGGTGCAGGGAGATACGGTATTAACTACTTATGGAGTCGATCAAGTTAGTTTAGTGTCTGCGTTAGGCCAAGTTAATGGAGGCACAGACTATTCAGGTACGGAGTCTGGGATAGGGCTTACAGTACAAGAGTTAATGGATTGGGATGGTACTGCTAAAAGTACCGTTGATGGGAGCTTTGGAGATAGTTGGTTCTTTGGGCTTTTAACAGATAATTCTATTAAAAGAGTAGACCGTAACTCTGTTACCTATATAATATACTTAGACCGAGATACTTGTAATTCTCAAATACTAAACGAAATAGGGCTCTTTATGCAGAACCCTATTGGGTTAGATCCTTATCGTTCTAATTTAGTAGCGTATAGACCCTTTACAAATATTTCAAAAACTAGTGATTTTGCATTAGTTTTCAAATGGACCTTAAATTTTTAAAATGCCTTTTCTACCAAATGATTTATACTTAGCGTCAGGAACCGCACAACTGGCTAATACATGGACTGATCCTGTTTATAAATTTGATTCTAGTTCTTTCTATAACTGGGAGCAAGACAATCTGCCCATCTATGATTTAGAAGAACGGGATGACCTTATGTTTGAGATGGCGGGATACCCCACCTCCTCTGTACAGGGGATGATGCTTACGGTTTCTGA